GCGGTTTATGCTCATGCAGTCTTCGCCGTTGCCGATCCCGGCTCGTGTGAATGCTTGCTTGGCAGCTACCGTAACAGCTAGTGTAATGCCGTAACAAATGCCCCAGAGGGAACGCCGCCGCATATAGACACAGCGCGTGACAAGCCGGGAGAGACCGGCAACCAATCACTCAGGAGAGAAAAATGCCCGTTATCGAAAAATCAGAAAAAATGGTTGAAGTCACCGTTGCTCCGCGCCGCTCGATTCAAACAACGGGCATTGACGGCCGTGCAAAACTCAACGGTCCAGGAAGCAAAGTTATGGTTTTGGAATGGGACGTTGAGCGTCTGGCAAAGCAGGGTTTCATTATCGATCCTCACGCAAAAGGCCGTCAGTTCACGGCTGATGAAATCGCCGCCGCTGATGTGTCGGCTTATCTTCCGAAAGACGGTGGAGTGAAGATCGAGGAAGACACTGATCAAAAAATCATCAAACCAATGCAAGGGAAAGCGTCTCGCTGACGCTGAAGCTTCATGGGATTAAGCTTTGATCAGCTCATTCTCGCCCCCTGTATGAATACCTTTGGTGAGGTAAATCAGGGATACCCTATTCCTACCTATTATCCGAGACTGGGAGAGCCATTCGAGCTGAATGGTGTCTTCGATCATGCTTATCGTGAACACGTCATCCAAGACGGTTTGCCGGTAACGGTCACGATGCCTGTTTTTGGGGTGCGCGCTTCGGATTGTGTGATATATCCTGAGCCAGATGATGAAATTTCAATTCGCGGAAAAACATATGTTGTGCGCGAAGCTCGGCCTGACAGTCACGGTCACATAAAATTGATGCTCAATTTCTCACAAGACTACCAGAGTCCATGATGCTTGAACGTGTGCGTCTCAGAAAAATCGCGTTACAGGCGATAATCGATGCAGCTACATTGGCTGGACCTAACGTCTATGAATACGATTGGCCAACCGGGGAACAGAAATCGCCCGCCATCTTGTTTAACAAAGATTCGGAAGTTAAGCGTTCTATGGGGCGCTACCAGCCGAATTTTACTACGATTGCCACCCTCGAATTTGATGTTCGATTATTTGCCAATTCAAAAGAAAAAGCGCGCAAAGAAATTGATTTGTTATTGTGGCAAATTGATCAGGCTATTCTTACGAATTATTATCTTCGCAAGGACACGCAGCAATTTATTTTTGTAAACTCTGACGGCCATATTGATTCGACTACAGGAAAGCACATTGCTCATTATACTGTGGCTTACGGCCTTGAGTTCTTTGAGGACCAAAATCAATATCCCGCGATCCCGGCAGTTCCTCTAACAGAAATTGACATCACGGTTGGAAAGTCCTTCACTGATCCTGACGCAAAAGAGCTTGTAATAAAACTGCCACAGACTTAGGATACCGCATGTTTATCAAACCGAATCAGGGTATAAAAATTCGTGATCCGTTCACTCGGACATTCCTGCCTGACGACGGCGGTAATGTAGAAAATACGCCATTCTGGGCGCGCCGCTTGCGTGACGGAGATGTGACTTTGGTGCAGACCGAATCAGATTCAAAAACAGCGGTCAAGGGGAATAAAAAATGACGACGATTCCTTTCAACTACATTCCGTCCAATCTTCGTCTTCCGTTGTTCTATGCTGAACTTGACAATTCACAAGCCAACACCGGGCAGCAAACTTCGCGAGCGGTTGTTATTGGTCAGATTACTTCGGCTGGTGTTGCCGTTCCCAATGTTCCGATTATTTCTCAGGGTCCTTCAGACGCGATCACGCAGGGTGGTCCTGGATCGATTCTGGCTCTGATGACGGCCGCATATCGCAAGGCTGATCCATTTGGCGAATTGTGGTATCTTCCTCTGTCTGATAACGGTTCAGGCGTTAAGGCAAACGGATCGATTGCGTACACCGCCGCTCCGACCCAAAACGGAACACATAATTTGTATATTGCTGGCGTCAATCTTCAGGTTGCGATCAGCTCAACTATGACAGCCGCGAATGTTGCGACGGCTGTTGTCGCCGCTGTTGCGGCGAACACAAATCTTCCTGTGACGGCCGCTATCGACGGAACAAACACGTATCAGGTAGATTTTATTGCGAAGAATGCAGGTCTCACCGGAAACGATATTGACATTCGTACGAATTATATTGGCGCTGCATCTGGGGAAGTTGACCCGGCTGGACTTGCCTATACCATCACAGCGATGGCGAACGGAGCTACGAATCCTGTTTTGACAACGGCGCTCGCGAACCTTGACGCACAGGCTTATGATTTTTTGGTTTGTTCATTGACCGATGTAACATCAATGCAAGCGATCACTGCCTATCTGAATGATTCCACGGGAGCCTGGAGCTGGGAGCAGCAATTTTATGGGCATGCGTGGTATGCGCGTAAGGGAACATTTGGATCGTTGGTTTCTTTCGGAACTGCGCTGAACGATCAGCATTCTTCTGTTTTAGGGTACTATAATTCTCCGACTCCGTCATGGGTTGTTGCGGCTGATTTTGCTGGTACGGCAGCACCTGCTCTCCGCGCGGACCCTGCGCGCCCACTGCACACACTCGCGATGAGTTCGTTGCAGCCACCGCCGTTGGTCTCGCGGTTTCCTGCGACAGAGCGTAATTCTTTGTTGTTTGATGGTATTTCGACATTCACTGTGACGGATTCCGGCCAGTGTTTGTTGGAGGGAACTATCACGACCTATCAGTTGAACAAATTTAATCAACCTGATGATTCATATTTGCAGATTAATACTTTGTACAATCTTGAATCGATTTTGCAGCAATTGAAATCTGCTGTCACTTCAAAATTCGCGCGCGTTAAATTGGCCGCTGATGGAACAAAATTCGCTGATGGAGCTTCGATTGTCACGCCGTCAACGATTAAGTCAGAACTGATCGCTCAGTACATGACGATGGAATATAACGGCCAGACACAAAACAGCGATGAGTTTATTGCTGGTCTGATCGTTCAGCAGAACGCGACGTATCCAAATCGCGCCGATGTCCTGTTCGACCCGGCGCTGATCGATCAGCTCGATATTCTAGCTTTGCTGTGTCAGTTCAGGCTAACCTAAGGGGACGATTATGGCTACAAATAGAATTGCTGGTATTGCCTCCGTCACGGTTGACGGCCTGAGTTATTTACTTCAGGGAGAACTTGAATGGTCTCCGTCCACAGTCACGCGCGAGACGATGGCCGGTGAAGATCAAATTCACGGTTACAAGGAAATGCCAGTTTCAGGTTACATCTCAATGGTTCTGCGCGACACAGGAGGTTTAGCGGTTGAAGATTTTAATCAGATGACGGATGTGACGGTTAACATCCAGCTTGCGAACGGCAAGAGCGTTGTCGGGAACAATATGTGGACCGTTAAAGAACAGGAAGTAAAATCAACAGAGGCAACATTCCCGGTTCGATTTGAAGGACCGACAGGTTGTGTAACTGAGGTATTGGCGACATCATGACATCAACAGTTCTTGAATCCAAGGTAATCACGCTCAGGAAGCCGATTATCACTGAGGGAAACACCATCTCCGAATTGACGATCCGCGAACCAACAGCCTTTGAGCTTGAGGCCGCTGAGGAAGCTGGTAAAACGAGCGATACTGCCCGTACGATCAAGCTCGTGTCCTTGGCCGCGAACGTTCATCCGAAGATCGTGAAAAACTTACTGGGGAGCGATCTGTTGCGAGCCAACAGGATTATTTCCGATTTTTTGGACATTGGCCAAGAGGATGGAGAACCATCCTCGCCGACTTAACGTACACGTTTCACTGGGGACCTAATGAAGCTTGGAGTTTAACGGGCAGTCAAATTGTTTGGTGGGAAAAACAGGCTCGTAGAATCTCCAAGATTCTGAAGGAACCGTGAGATGGCCAAAGATTTCAAATTTGTAATCTCCGCTGATAACAATCCGGCTCTCAAAAGTTTGCGAGCCGTCAATGCTGAGTTATATCGTGTCAACGCTGCCTTCAGGCGCACGCGTGGTAAGTCAGAAGGGTCGGGTGGTCCTCTCGACCCTAAATCTCTTAATGTGATTTCCAGCGAGCTTAAAAACGTGAATAACGTTTTTAAAACCATGACCGCATCCAAAAATCAGTGGGAAAGAGACGCCGGGTTCACTCAAATCAAAAATGGTCTGAAGGGGACGACTGAGGCTGCTGATCTTCTGAAGCTTGCTATGGACAACATCCTTTCCCCTTTTATGGCGCTTACTGGCATAGCTGGGGTTTCTGTGTTCGCGAATATGGCCGCTGGCTGGGGACACGTTGCTGCACAGATCAAACAGACAAGTTATGAAACAGGTATGGCGAATCAGGGGATTCAGAATTGGATAAACCTCGGAAAAATGTTTGGAATCCAGACCGATGATATGATGTCCGGTCTTAAAACATTCTCGAAAAATATGGAAGATACTGCCTTCGGCCGAAATAATCCATTGATGGCGTTTTTGTCTCGTCCAGACATAGGAATAAAAGATATTCGAGCTAGGATTCAGGCTCCTGGTGGAGTCGATAGTTTGATGCGCGAGATTTCAGGAAAGTTACAGAATTTTTCCCCCATAGTTCGCTCACAAATGTTGGATACGGCGCAGCTTGGTTTTATGAAACCTATGCTGATGTACGGAGAAGATGAATTTAATAAAAGAAAAAAAATGGCCGGCGATCTTGGACTTATTGCAACAGACAAACAATCTGAGGATTTTTTAAAGATCGAACGTTCAGCGAACGGCGCGCGTCTTGCTATCGAAAATTATCAGAAGAGTTTAACTCTTTTGTACGCACCAGCCGCAGTTCCTGTCGTCAATTTGTTTTCTAAAACATTGTCTTATTTTAATACCCTTGTTAAGGATGCAGAAATCATAAATACTGCTATAGTCTCATCTATATCGAGGCAGGTTAAACCCGTCGATCTCACGTCAAAGCCAATGGAGATGTTGGGTTCTGCATCGGATTTGTGGAACGGTTATAAATCATGGCGTAGTCAATATCCTGATTATCACCGTGGTGCGTCATCGTTCGGCAACAAAAATTCTGATTCCTCCGGTAATACACCAAGTGATTTTTCTGTAGCTCTGAGAAAATCCGCCAAGGATTTTTTTGGTGTATCCCCGAATGCTATGGGTGATGTAGATACTACCAGCCAAAGCGGGATTTCTCTGCCCGGTTCTCCACCACCCGATTTTTCTGATGACAGCACTATCTTGGGAGCCGTAGGAGGAAAAAATTCTGGTGGAGGTCAGGGCGGCTCTCCTGTCACAGTAAATGTTTACAATGCTCAACCAGGCACTAAGGTAACAACGCAAGGTCCAAACGGACAAAAAGTTCCCGTCAACATTAGTTATTCGTTACAGAACATACCATGAGTATTCTCGATCAAATCTTGGCTTTGTCGAATCCTTTGGCAACGCTCGACAGCTATTTCTCCCAGCTTTACCCAGCTTCGTGGAACGGTGTTCCTTTCTTCACAGAGGGAAACGACACGGATATTGGTCGCAGAAATGTTGAGCACACTTATCCATTCAGAGATATTCCTTGGCAGGAAGATATCGGCCGTAAATCAAGAAAATATAATTTGATCGGGTTCATCGTCGGTGATGACGTGATCTCGCAAAGAGATTTGATGCAGACGGCCGCTGAGATCGCCGGTCCTGGAACTTTAGTACATCCTACTTATGGCACTCTTACGCTGAGTATCTTGTCGTGTCAGTTTCGCGCGCATAAATCGCATGGTCGCGTTATCGAAATTAATTTTCAATTCGGAGAATCCGGCGCCAAAATTTATCCATCTCAAGGTGTATCAACTGGTGTTGCTGTAACGAATGCAGGTTCTGATGCCAATCAAGCGATGAGTGATGACTTTGCGACGCAGGTCACATCGAGTCTTCAGGAGGGAGCGTCTGTGGTCTCCCAGGCATTTCGAACTGTATCAAGTTGGACTGGAATTGCTTCAACGTTGGGGAACGACGCGACGAATATTTTTCATCTTGCATCTGGTATTATCGGACCATTTGGAAGATTTTTTGGTGGTTCAACCGGCAGCAGTAGCGGCAGCATCAGTGGTTCATATGTTTCTCCAAGTCAGCTCGCGAGTCAGGTGGCGAATTTGACGAACACAAGTATTGCTGATCGAGGACAAATTTCCAGCGCAGTGAACAATATTTCATCTGTAGCGGAGGGATTATGAGTCAGCCATCCGATCTCGCAAATGCAGTTCAGACCTTGGCAAATACGTTGCTCCAGGCGATCACCGATCCAGCAGATGCGATCCGTATTTTTACACAACTTAATGCCTTCGTTACTACGGCCGTCACATCAAGTTCAGCTATAGGACTCGCGCAGACGAATGTTCAAAATGGTGTTGCTGATTTGTGTCGCCGAACTGCCGCAGTAGCTTTGGCCCAAGCGTCCGCTAATTATCAACCATCCTCACAAAACGACGCTGAGACAATCCAAACTGCCGTTTGCGATATTCTCGATGCTGAAATTTTGATAGCAGGAAATCAAGGGCAGGATGAAACGTATCTGGCGTTTAAAAATCTAAGAACCGCAGTTTCTCAGGATTTGACCGCGCGCGGTTCTGCGTTGCCTCCATTAAAAACGTTCACGAATTATGCTCCTGTTCCATCTCTGGTTTTGGCTTATAGATATTACCAAGATATCACCCGTACAGATCAATTGGTAGGTTTTGCAAATCCCGTTCATCCCGCGTTTATGCCATTGTCTTTTCAGGCGGTGAGTTATTGATATGTCAGATGATGTAACAATTGTCACAGGACAACAATCGATATCAGGATGGACATCTGTCCGGGTGACTCGCGCGATAGAGCGTATGCCGAATGATTTTCAGATAGAATTGACGGAATTTTTTCCTGCCGATGGTTCGAAGATAATCATACAGGCGGGTGCTCCGTGTCAGTTAAAACTTGGCAATGATCTGGTCTTGACCGGATATATAGACGAATATGAAGCTAAGATCGAAGCGCAGCAGCACTCCGTCAGTGTTTCAGGCCGCAGCATGAGTGAAGATGTGGTAGATTGTTCTGCCGAATGGAATAGCGCGCAGTTTGTAAATTCTAGCGCATTACAGATTATTCAGGGGTTAGCATCAGTCTATGGGATTCCTGTGGCCCAGACTCCAAATACAGGTAATTCAAAACCTATTCCTCAATTTAATTTGATGTACGGTGAAACTGCTGTCGAAATTATTGAGAGGATCACGCGATATGAGCAGTTGATTTATTACGATATGCCTGACGGAAGTATTTTGCTTAGTCAGGCATCAACTATAAAGGCTGGGAGCGCGTTGGTTCAGGGAGTGAACGTGCAATCCGCAACCGTGCGTTTATCGATGAAGAGATACAGTAATTACGTCTGTGTATATCAATCTACAGCATCATTTTCTGATGGACAGAGTCTCGGTAGCGGACAAAACAATTCGATGAATGAGTTTTCTCAGGCGGTTGATAATACGGTTCCGCGTCATCGTCAGAAATTCATCGTGGTAGAAAGTGGTGATTATGTTGGTTACACTGTTACTAAGCTGCGCTCGCAATGGGAGTGTAATCGCCGCGCTGGTAAAGATTATGAATTGCAGGTTGTGGTGGATAGCTGGAGGGACGGATCGGGAAATTTATGGCAACCAAACACTTTGGTTGATATCAATATTCCTGCGTTGAAACTTGCCGACAGAACATGGTTGATCGGGCAGGTGACATATTCAAGAAATGAAGAAACTGGAACAACTGCAACGCTGGTTTTGAATCCTCCTATAGCGTTTCAACCGGAGCCAATTATTTTGGTTCCTCAGCCGTTTGCAGAAGGGACGCCAGTTCCACCGGCCATATCTTCTCCAGATACCACTGGCGTTTCCTCTACTGTTGATCAGCTAAAGGCGTCCGATCTGACGACACCTATAGTGAACACGAGTCCGATTCCTCTTCCTGCGGGGTCTGGGCAATGAGCGAAAAATTGATATCTATTTGTTTGAATGAAATCCGCCGTCTTCGCAGACAAATTACACTCGCTCTCTCGCGCGGCAGGACGACCACTCCTGTGAATGATTCAGGTCTAGTCCGAGTTGTACAGGGAAATTTAGGAATCAATCAGATCGTTGACGATATCCCTTTGGTCCAACAATACGGTTTCGCATCAAATCCACCAGTTGGCACCGATTTCTTTATGGGCTGTTTGGCCGGTGATAGGTCTAACGGTGCCATCACAGCGACGAATAATCAGACTTATATTTTGAAGAATCTCGGCAACGGCTCTGTTGCTCTGTATGATATGTTTGGAAATAAAGTTGTGTTATCTTCTGTTGGTTTTTCTCTGACAGATTTTTCCGGTAATTCGGTTGTCTCTAGCTCGGCAGGAATCAAAGTACATGGCGCGAGTTGCTATGAATGGGATGTTAACGGCTATGGTCAGAAGATCACTTGGACAGGCGGCACGAGCTGGACAATCGATAACTACACGACTGGTGCAACTGTGACGACAAATACTCACGCAATAAATCCGCCAGGTCCACCATGAGCGATGTTCAGACGATATGGGATACTTTAAACGCACGCGGCGACTGGGCGATGTCTGGTCCATCTTTGGCCAGCGGTAACGATCTTTACACGGCCGTTTTGATTAGTCTTTTTACGGATCGAGTTGCCCATCCAACGGATGTGATTCCTGACGGTACGACGAACCCTCGCGGTTGGTGGGGGGACAACCAAATTGACGGAAGCGTTGATCCTATAGGATCGCGTTTATGGCTGCTCGACCGAAGCAAAGCGCCAACGACTCAGGTATTAAATCAGGCGGTCGATTATTGCAAAGAGGCATTGCAATGGATGCTGGATGACGGTGTGGCTGCGAATATTAATGTTCAAGCATCATGGAATGCACCTAATTATCTCGCATTGGTCGTGACTATTTCTCAAACTAATGATACAACACCTAAGCCTTTTAAATTCGATTTGCTCTGGCAGGAGATAGTATAAATGCCGTTCCCACGCCCCACACTTTCAACGCTACGGCAACAGGCAGCGGCGGACATCAACGGCGCGCTTGCCGGAGCTGATGGTCTTTTACGGCGCGCGAATTTAAACGTTATCGGAACGGTTCAGGCTGGATTCGCTAATTTGCAGTATGGGTATCTTGATTGGATCGCTCTGCAAGCCGTTCCATTCACGGCGACCGGCGAATATCTTCAGGCATGGGGGGCTTTGAAAGATATTTATCAGCAAGGTCCTCAGGCGGCATCAGGCGGAACGACATTCTCAGGAACTCCCGGAACTGATATCCCCCTTAATACGATTTTAGTTCGCGCCGATGGTGCAACATTCATTTCGACGGCCGATGTTCAAGTGGGCGGTGGCGGCACGATTCAAGTTCCTGCGACAGCCCAGACAGCAGGTTCTGCCGGAAATACACCTGTAAGTTCAGTGATGAGCATCAGTCAGGCAATCGAAGGTGTGACGACAAACGGAACAGTGACGCTTGCCTATACTGGCGGCACCGATACACAATCACCTGATTCATTTCGCAGTGACGTTCTACAAGCCTTCGCAAATCCACCACAAGGCGGTGCAGCTCAGGATTATGTGACTTGGGCGCTCGCTGTCAATGGCGTCACGCGCGCATGGTGTTTGCCTAACGGCATGGGATCAGGAACCGTTATTGTCTACACAATGTTTGACGAATCGGAATCTGCATATAATGGATTTCCACAAGGCAGTAATGGCGTTGCCACTGGTGAGCCGCGCGACACCGCAGCGACAGGAGACCAGCTCGCGGTAGCTAATTACATTTTTGGTCCTTATCGACAACCGGTAACCGCACTCGTTTATTCATGTGCTCCTATTGCTGATCCGAAAAATTTCACGATCACAAATTTAAATCCAAACACAACCGCGATGAAGACAGCGGTTGCTGCGGCCATAACTGATACTTTTTTGAGGGAAGGAACGCCTGGAGGTGTGAGGCTTGCAGACGGAACGACCGGAGGAACGATTGCGTTGGCCGATGTTATAGCTGGAATTGATGCTGTTCCAGGACTAATTGATTTTATCGTAACTTCTCCAGCTACCGATATCGTGAGTACAACTGGATATTTGGCAACATTGGGTACGATTACATGGTGACGATATGCCAGCAGCCGTAGTCCCCTTATATTCTGCGGAAGATTTCGCAACGGCGTTTCAAAATTTATTGCCGACAGGACGTGTTTGGCCGCGCGATCCAGATGCTTTGCAAACTGATTTTTGTGAGGCAATGGCTCCGACAATTCAGCGCGTGGCGAATGCTGGAGCTGGTTTGATTGCTGACGCGTTTCCTGAATTTCCTGTAAATTTACTGCCTGAATGGGAGGCGACTCTGGGATTGCCTAACCCAAACTATGGACCCGTAACAACTCTCCAACAGAGACAGAAATTAGTTTACACAAAATTTATCGCTCTAGGTGGACAAAGTGTGCAATATTTTTTAGACCTTTTGACATCATTGGGTTACATTGGATGCACTATAACGCAGTATGCTCCATTTAGAGCTGGAAAAAGTAGAGCCGGAGACCCATGCTACGGAGCCGGGTGGATTTTCACATGGTTGATAACATCGCCCAGCTTGAGCGTGACCTATTTTAGGTCTGGGCAATCTTCTGCCGGGGATGCTTTGTATACGATCAATGGTGGAACTGTTTTGGAGGGGATAATTGAAGAATTTGCCCCGGCTCATACAAATCCTTTATTTGCGATCACTTCGTGACAGACTGCATAGAATCATGTTAATCCGAATCAGTCAATAAAGGGGAACTGCCTTGTTCGCAATCGACAACTCAACATCATCATCTACCCTGCCGACACCGGCCACTGCTGGTACTCCTGCGTATTTTACTGATGGTAATCCTGGAACTGGATCACCGGCAACCGTTGTTGAGGCAGATTGGCTGAACATGATTCAGCAAGAATTATTGAACGTTCTTGCTGCCGCTAGTGTTGCTCCATCAAAAACAACTTATAACCAAGTTATCACTTCCATTAATGATTTAATAGCTGCTGCAATCAGCGGAGGCACAAGCGGTTTATTGCATTCAGCAAACAATCTTTCGGACGTTGCTAATTCGGCGACTGCGGCTACAAATATTGGACTTGGGACCGGAAATAGTCCTACATTCTCGTCGGTAGTTACGGCCAGTGGATATTTGATGAATTTTACCGGAGAGGTTAGGTCTGGAGATTCTGGAGGAACACCACGCAATCTTCTTCAGGTTATCTCTGGAAATAATATAAAACTTGGTGATTCTGGTTTAACTGGCGCTATTCAAGCTCAACAGCCCATGAGCTGGGGAAGCAACGCTGGTACAACGCAAACTAATTTGGGAGTTCTCGGTTGTCCCGGTCAAGTTTGGGCGGTTGTCACTGGAAGTCGTGCGCTAGGAACAGTCTATACTAACAGCACTGGACGGCCGATATTTGTTTCAGTTAGCTTCACCTCTTCAAGTGGAAGCGATGGGATTCAAGTTCAACTTAACGGTGGAGCTTTTGCACAAATAGGATGCTCGACAGCATCTTATTCTGTAGCGAATGCTTGGTTCATTGTTCCTGCTGGAGCAACTTATGAGCTAATCACAACGGCTGGAAGCCCGAACTTAACTTATTGGTCGGAATTGAGGTAAAAAATGACGATGCGATATTTTCAAAACAACGGAAAAACATACGGTTACGATACAGGTGTTTCTACAGATGAAACTCTTATAGCCGACGCTATTGCCGCCAACTGGACCGAAGTAACTGGTAGCTGGCCTCCTGCCCCTACTGCCATACAAACCGCTGCCATTGCCGCAACATCTGCCCTCGCTTCAGGGATGATTCTTACCTGTACGAGCAATGGAGATTTGAATGCCACATACGCCACTTCAATGAACACGAAGGTAGATGTGCTAGGTATCCTGGGATATATCGGTCTTAAGGGAAGCTTTATTGGCGGTGCTACGTCAATGAATTGGTACGATATCTCTGGTATCCCTCATAGCTTCACCGTCTCTCAATTTACAGAATTTGCTGAAGCCCTCGGCGGCTTTATTCAGGCTGTTGAGGATTACGCAATCACCGGAAGTGGTTCCATACCATCGAATGCCGTAACGATTGCTTAGGTGATGTATGAACCAGGAAGAAAAATGCTTCCTTGGGATAGCTGAGGGATTGGACGAAACAGGTAACGCTGTTTTGGGATGCGTGAATGGGATTCCTGAAGCTGGTAATCCGCATTACACAATGTCTCAGCGTTGGGCATATGAGCGAGCGGCAGGACCTAAAATAATGGGACTGAAAAATTGGGCTAGAGCATGTGTGATCTGTAAAATTCTAACGTGGTGCTTCAAAAGGTTTAACAAGGGCAAACCGAATTATGATCACTGCACAGATGCAATCGCAGGGTTTGACCCAAACCTTCCTTGGTCAGGATAACAACATGAACGACATGAACCGCGTTATTGACAAATATGCTGATCAAAAATTTTGCGATCTTGATGCTGAAGCACAAAAAGAATATCTCGGTGCGTTTGCACAGCGAGCGGCAAGTGAGGTATTGAAACAACTGGGTCTCGACGATGAATCCGCCGCCGCAGATTTACGCGATGTTCGTGATCTTCTTAGGGGGTTTCGTGTTGTAAGAAAAACAGCCATGACTACAGTCCTCGGCGGTGTGGGAAGGGTGGCTGGTTGGATTATAGTAATTATTCTGGCTGGATTGATATTGCACAGTGAAACTGGTAAAAAACTTGCGTCTACTATTCTTCAATAAGAGCCGCGTATCGACCAGCGGATCATCGGTCGAAAAAACAGGAGTAAGTAAATATGGTTGATTCAACAGCAGTTACCACGGTCAATAAACCCGAAACATGGGAACAAGAATCTTGGGACCTTTTAGAATCAGGGGAACAAAAAGTTGTTTCTTCTCTGCATGAAATTGGCCTTGTTTTTGGCAATGACGTTTGGCCGGTTGTCAAAGCATCCTTGGGCGTTCTGTTCAGCCAGCTTTGTACAGCGGTGCTTGGCGCCATCACTGCAACAATTGCTGACCCGGCGCTTCTGCCTTCGGCAGTCGGCTCGGCGTTGCTGTTGACGGCCTCAACCACGGGCGTTGCTGACGCAAAAACAGCTCTTGCGAGTGCTGAAGTAGCCATTGATGCTGATCCAACTGTGCAAGCATTGCTTAATCCTCCCGCTGCTGAATCAGTAGCTAATAGCGCCGGGGCAAACGGTTCAACTTAATGGTTTCGTTTTTTGCATCGTTGGTAGAGGCGGTTTTCGGTTCACTCTGGAACCGCCTCTTTCCGCCTAAGACGGCAGCAGATCAAAAATCTGCCGATCTTTCTGCAAGCGTTTCGGAGGCTAAAAATGCAATCAATATTTCAGAAAAAGTTTCTCACGAAAGCGATTCTGCTCTTGATTCTGATCTCGCTAAACGGATGCACAACCGCGATTCCTGACGCCTGTGCATGGTTACGGCCGGTTTCTCCCGATCAAGGGTTTCAGGATCGCTGGACGCACAATGAAAAAGTCCAAATCGATCAGCTTGATCAATCCATCGACAAAAACTGCGGAGCATCCCTATGACAACGCGTGGAATTATGCTCAACAATCCAATGAATCTCATGGACTACCCTGAGATCACATGGCAGGGACAACAGCGCCCCACGCGCGATCCTGACGGCCGCTTGTGCGATTTTGATCTGATGTCGAACGGTGTGCGCGCAGGTGCGAAAAACCTATTGTCCTATTTTAGGAAGGACGGTTGTAAGACCATCAGTTCCATCGTATCGCGCTATGCGCCTCCGACTGAAAACCCCACGCAAAATTATGTGGCCTTCGTTTCTAATTATTGTCAGACATCGCCCGACAATCCCGTTCAGCTTGAGAGCCAAACGTTTTTAAGTTTGCTGGTCGATGCCATTATTCGTTTTGAACAAGGTCAACCGGCGACTGACGTGGTTGATTCTCGTGATATCCAGCAGGGCGTGATGGACGCGCTCGCGGATTAAAGTCCGCCATCGGTACTTCCTGGCTGATGGCGTGATCCCCGGCTCCGATGTTCTTGCTTCGTCGGAGCCGGGTTGATCTAAAAATAATAAATTTGATAAAAATCAAAACATTTTATTTTTTTATCTATACCACTTGTCTTCCGAAAACAAACTTGGAGAATCACTATGGCTCAACCACATGAAAATGCTAAGGCACTCATCGTTAAGATCGATGCTTTTGTAAGTGCCGTGAAGGAATCAAAGAGTGCCGGTCTGGGTAGCGTTGAGGTGGGTGAATTTCTCGCGGAAGCCGCTGAACTTAAGACAGCGTTACAAGGCGTTTAATTTCTATGGCCGCGTGAGAGATCGCGCGGCCATTAACTTAGGAGAAAAAAATGTCCGCAGGAACACTGCTTCTCATTCTTCTTATTTTCCTGCTGGTAGGCGGACTTCCTGTGTGGCCTTACAGCCAAAATTGGGGATATCACGCCTCTGGAGGTTTCGGAATAATATTGCTTGTCATTTTGGTATTGGTAATTTTTGGAAGAATATAATTTCACTCTACAGCGATTACCGGATTTTCCGGGTCGGCGAAAGGATCAGTCTTGTTCCGCGCCGCCTGTTGTTCGGTCTTGACCGAATTATCATTCTCAGCCTTGGCTTGTGCCGCAGCATCGTCGGCCGTCTTAGCGATGCTGTTAAAGTTGTCAAGGAAGGGCTTTAGGCTCGCGCGTTTCGGTTTGATGGCATCACTGTTCCACCATTTTACAAACACGTCCTTGCCCTTTCCTGCTGCCTCATCACCGGCTAGTCTCAGTTTCTCCAAATCGTAGTTTATGGGTTCCCTCTTATTAACCCAGTCAGCCAGAAGCTCACCCGTCCTCATCGTGATTCGGTCGCCAGTTTTAAAAATGTGCCGAAGGTTTTTTGGGCACTTACTGACTCGATAATACCCCTCACGATCATCGCCGTCCTCCATGATGAGCTGAACGGTCATCTCAAATTTGAATCTCTTTTCCTGAACGGATTTCTTTCCTTTATTGACGATGACTTTTTTATTTTTCTTCGTCTGCTCATCAAACTGCTCAATCTGCTCTACATCATCCTTGGCGCGCAGAACGAGAATATGGTGCATCTTACTCCGGCTTAGAAAGTGCATTAGTTTTTTGTGGCGACCCTTCGGCTTCGCCCATTTTACCAATCCGCTGAGATCACCACCTGAATTTGTTTTTGCCGATTCAGCAATATCGATAATTCCGCCTAGACCCTCCCATTCATGGCTGAACGTATCCGTGATCATCACTTCAGACTTGGCCTGTTCTGCGTCCTGTATGCCCTCTATGAAACGCTCTGGCGTGAAGGGCGGCGTAAGCTCACCATAGATATATCCTCCCACCTGGTCATCATCGGCATAATCCTCGCCACGGCCGTTCTCTGTGTCCATCAGGAATGGCTTGCTATCTTTCTTCAGGCCGCGCGCAAGGCCCCAGGCGATCAGCAACGCGCTGAAAGTTTTCCCGGAGCTGGACTCTCCGATCATGCACAGAAGGACTCGGCGCTGTCTTACTTGAGCTGGTGCGAAGTTAACAGTAGGCATCAGTTGAACTCTCTGCGCTCTTCCCGTTCAGCAAGTTGAAAATATGCCCGTGTTGGCAGGTCCACCGTGATCACGCCGTCCTGATCCGGCCGCGATGGATCACGATAACCGTGCCAGATTCCTTTATCCAGGCAGTCAGCAAATTTTCTGATCGCCTTACGCATTATTTTTTGTCCGTATTCTATGGCCTCAGGCTTGATCTCAATGATCGACACCAGATATGGATACTCTTTTTCCTGGGCAATGAAATACCACTCATCAATCTGCTCGCCAGTGATCTCTTTAATGATGTGTTGATACCACGGCTGCTGAATGTAATAACCAAAGTTATACACCGAATTTGAAAAATCGACCGGGTTTGCGGACTCGGTGGTTTTGTAATCGCACAGGATGCGTGGTGTGAACATTTCCCAGTCCGGCCGCGCCTTCAGCCATACGCCGGTCTCTTTGTCCTTCACAAAATAGCTGCGCTCTGCAACTCCTTTAGTGAATGATTTTCGAGCTATGGGATCGCTCATCAGTGCTTCGCGCATCCGAATGATTGTCCGTAAATCTTTCGTCAGCAAAGGAACTTTGCCGCGCTCACGCGCGACATATCTTTGGCGCTTCGCTTCGTCTTTCTGATAGGTATCAAATTCAATTTCTTGAATGCTGTCAGCAAATTTTTCCGGCTCTAGGAAGATTTTATGTAGCGCATGTCCGAGATCAAAATTCTTGTTTTCCTTTTTCTCACGGTTTGGATCGAGGTAAGAATCCGACCACATCTTTTTTGGGCATTCTTCAATCAGAAGTTTCGCCATCGAACTGCTCATTGACGGAGAAACACAGCAATCTCCGTGGTAAATGTCATCAGGCATACCGTCTATAAATCCATTGGCTTTAACTTTGGGGAATGAAATAACAGAGGACTGCGGTAGCGAAGACGCTACCGCAGGAGTCATTTTTTTTGTTTTTTCGATCTTCACCTCTGCCTTTGTAACAGTCGGCATTTTTGCTGGAGGACGGAGTGAGATACGTGGTTTTTTGGGCATGTTAATTCCATAAAGAGGTA